TATATTCCTTGCCTTCTACAAAAGCCATATTCAGACTTCCAATTGTTACATCCTTCAGACATGTTACCTTTGTCATTTTTGTCCCTCGCTAACGTCAGAGGGGCGGTTACTCACCCCCCTGACGACTTAGTCGCTATTAACTAGCGGCGGCTTTTACAATTTTGAATGCGGCGGATAATGCGGGTTTTCCGTCACTACGGGTAGTCGCAAAGAACCCAATCTGGTCATTCCCCATATACAACGAATCGTTTCGGCGGATGCTGAAGCCAACTCTGTCGAATATGTAATATTGTCGTAAGTCTCCGAACACTCCTATCTCAGCGGATGCTGTTATGGAAGTAGCAAGACCAGTCCCTGCAATATCACTATTTATTACCCTCTTACCAAGCAAGAAGTCAGCGGGTGGTGTGTTCAGGTCATTGACCGAATGCACCCCTGCAGACGTTGAATTGATACCGTTGATGTCTTTCGATATCAACGAAGGCATTACCCAAGAGGCATTAGCTCGATGCTGGGACTCTAAGGTATAGAACATTCCAAACAAGACAGCGGCAACAATAGCTGTGGGACTTGCCAACAGGTAATCGCTTACCCCTGCGGCGGCATCGGTGATGCCAAGATAGTCCGTAGTCCCACCACCACCAAGGATTCCAACTTCTTCAGACCGTCCTGAAGCCTCTTGGAATATCTGCGAAAGCATTGCAGGCAAGTTGATGGCTGAATCATCGAGTAATTCCCTCGTGACCTTCACGAGGCCCCCACTCTTAACTACCGAAAACGACACCTGAGACACACTGGGAGTTTGGTCACTAAAAGCGGCCTCTTCAGCGATAGCGGCCCAAGTTGCATTAGCAATAGACGGAACATATCCATCTTTACTTGACACACGAATAACCGTGCAAGCATCCCTCACAGCACCGGACGGAAGCCCTGTGTCATGAATCGTGGCATTGATAAATTCCTCTGGGACGAAATATCCACCCTCTGCATCCGTTCCCTCTTCCATTGCCTTGGTTTCCTGAGGTGTCAGGGACAATCGGAAAGCCGCATCATTTGCAGAGCGAACGTATTTAGTGAATACGTCGGTGTAAAAAACAGCTTCCTCTTTTTCCCGAACTCCAGATTTGTCCAATACCCATGTAGGCTGTGAGGCCGCAGGCAATCCTTTTACCCAATCAGCAGGCTTATAGCTTGCCTTCAGTTTTGCTCCACCTTCATCAAGGTTGTACTTTCTGACATCTTCCGACGCAACTGGAATCCTCTGGACGCCATCCTCTCCCCACATATCGGTTAAATTCTTGACCTCTGAGGCGGCGGCGTCGAGAGCATTCGCCGTTGCGATTTTCCCTTTTGCCTCTGCCACTAGCTTCTCGGCTTGCTCCGCATCACCAGAAGTGATGGAGGCTTCAGCCTGAGTTACCAGAGACTTGGCGTCGTCGCGCAAATCTTTCGATTGCATTAAATTTCTCCTATTTCTTTTTTGATTTCTTCGATCTCTCTCAGTTGTATGTTATTCCTCAATCCCTTGACCGTTTCGATCAACTCGTCGGGGACGTCCACTTCCGTACCAGAGGCATCCAACTCACCGTCGGACGTGTCTGGGGCAGGTTCTGATTCAATAATTGGTGTTACGTCATTTACAGACTTTGCCGATATCGTTGCTGTGCTGGGTGACGCTCCCCGCACAACTAGGCTGGTTTCTACCCAATCAAGATTATTGATTACTCGAACATGCTCTCCGCTCGTTGTTCGTTCCATGATTGCACTCTCTGGGGTCATATTGAACCCGACAGAGTATTGATTAAGATAGTCCCCTTTCACATTACTAAAAGCATCGCGTCCGAGTTCAGTTTCGAGATTCATCTGCATGACTGCCTTCAGCCTGTATTCTTTCTCGCTAACCGGAACAACGCTCGCAGATAAAACCTTACCGACGACATTCGATTGGTCGTGCTGGGTGAGAACAGGAATCGGCAGATTGTTCTCGATTGATTTGTCGAATGCGTCCGACGTGATGATGTCATTATCGGAATCGACGATGCCCATCGAGTTGACGTACGCTTCGACGATCCCCTGCGTCTCGTTCAGAACTTTTACCTCGGATAAATTCCGACTAATTTTCTCGATTCTAAATGTGTCCGTCATACCAGCACTCCTTCGGGTTTGTAATCTCGCGGCATTGGCAACCAGTTAAGTCGCCCGTTTGGGTGATCCATAATGTTCTGGGCATCTATCAACGGATAAATCGTGTTGTGCCTCTCGGCACATGTGAATCCATACGGGTCTGCCGGATCAACATAAGCGTCGCTCGGATCGCCGTCGGGGTCGTCTGCTCTCGCATATCCGAATCCTTGATCCTGATATATTCGTGTAGTTGTCAGGTTTTGAGTTCTCATCGTTTCCGTTCGGGCGATTAATCTGGCCCGAACATTTGTTGCCTCGGTAAATACAGAGCGAATTCCGACGAAGTTTTCGTCCGGAACGCCTCTCGCCAATTGCTCGATCGTGTATCCACGAGAGAGAGCAACGTCGATCACGCGCTGTGTCGCTCTTAATGTTGTCGAATGGATCAACGTCGTACGCTCTGGAACACCCGTTAGTAGTCCCGTCACCAGCGGAGATGTCGCGTTATATGTAACGCTTCCGGCGACTCCGGCATCGTTCACCGTTGCGAATGTTGCTTCGATTCCGTCTGAATACTGACGGAAGAGAATGCTTGATAATTGCTGTGCCGATTCCTCTGGAATTAACTCCGCATAATCTCGCGGCATCGCTTTGATAACTTCGATTCCCTGTCCCCTTTCCATCATTCGACCAAGTATTCCATCGACCCTGTTCTGAAGACTGCGGAAATATTTTTGATATTCCGGCGTCCATTTATCTGTCAGGGATTCGCGCTCGTCGATAAGCCTTTGGCTCATGCGCTTGGCTCGGTCTGCGACCGCCCCAATCGCTTGGATTCCTTTCAACTCTTCGAGCGGCTGTGCGGCAATGATTGGATTCATCGGTGCTATCGGAAGTTCACCGACAACGACCTCGGTGGTTGTTGTGGGAATGCGTCGAATATCTCCGTTGTTTACGGCTTCAATTCCAACCATTTTCCGTGCTTCATTTAGTGACACGATACCAGAGCTAAACAACTCGGACGCTCTGTTTGTGATGCTGTCGTCCTCGTCGAGATATGCTCGATATTCGCTCATATCGACAGCGAATTGTCCGTCGTTCGGAAAGTCTGGTTCTAACATGAAATTAAAAAAACGCACTATTCGTGTGATTAACGGGTTGACTGTCTCTGCAAAGAAAGCGAATCGCGCTTCTCTATAGTTGCTATATGTTGACCTTTGAAGTCCAACATTCGCAGAGATAAGAATGGGAGGAACTCCCAGCACGGCACAGATGCGCGTCTCTGTAGTGTTTCGAACCTCGGTCATTGCCATGTCCTTCGGTGCGGATGCCATCTGTTCATACGACGCATCCTCGTCGAGTATCGCTACCGAATGCAGATTGTTCGTCCCTCCGAAAGATGAACGCCATCGATTGCGGATGATGTTCGCTTCTTCCTGAGAGGTTAAACGTTTTTTGAGTTTCAAAAGCCCCGACGGAACTCCGGCATTATTGAAATACGCTTTGTTGAAATCTGTGATCGACATATCAAGATTAACGATTTTTGAGATCACATGAAGAGGCGATAATCCAAAATTATCGTCCTCTGGATTTGGTAATTTCAAATGCCCCATGTCTTCATATTCGATCTTGAATTCCTTGGAATCAATCTCGTAGACATAGTTATTCCGTCCGTCTCCACGTGGCGTAACGCTCACACGGTCAGGAGGTAACAGATACAGATCGCGAACTCTGCCGACGCCGTCTCGTTGCTTGAGAACATAGACGTTGCCCGAAATGTTTAGATAGGTACCAGCTTTTCAATGAATGTGTACCAGTCCTGCAAATCATTAGGACGGGATAATAAGCGGGCAAACTCTCCCGATTCATCCTCTACAAAACCGCCGTCTGCCGTTGGCTTCTCTATTAAATAACGAACCGACGCCGCCGCTGTGGACAGTTCTCGGATACACGCATAAACGATGGCGTTTTTT